AAGTAAATAAATAAACTAATGGAAAACTAATTAATGCTCCAACAAAAAAATGAAGGAGTTTGTCTTTTGGTATTGCGTTTAATTTTTCTAACATATCGAAATTTTATATTCATTGTATTTGTTTGATGCCAATTCATTATCTAATCTTTTTTTTACTTTTTCTTCAATATTTTTTTCTCTTTTAGAACTTGATATTAAATGAGTAAATCCTATTTCCTCAGCATATTCATTACTAACGTAAGCGTCTCCAAGAGTAACTATTTTAATTTTATTTTTTTTTAATATTTGATATAAATGCATTTGTTCAAATATTATGCTGCTTAAATCGTAATAGCCAAAATCTTTAGTATCATGCCAACTAATAAATTGAACGGCCTTGTTATATAATTCATCTAAAACATCTAAATTATTAAATGCCATAATGCCACAATTAACCGCTAATTTTTGTTCTGGTTTTACTTTGTAATCAATGCCAATATCTAAATTATCCAGATCTGCTAAATTGCATTGAGGTAAATAAAACTTATGAAAATGGTCATTATATTCAAAATTTTGAAAACCAGCCTCGGATCTCAAAATCTTTTTTGGAGGTTTTTTAAACCAAATAACGTCATTGTCAATATGCATAAAAGGTTTCGTTTGTATTTTACAAGCGACAATTTTACCAAATGCCCAATGTCGAGGATTTACTTCAATATCTTCTAAATCTGTTGTTATTTCGTCAAATGGTAAATTATGCTTTTCAAATAATGCTTTTCCTTTAGCGTCAGTAACCATTACAACCTCTTTAAACCACTTTTTAGAAAATATAACGCTAAGCGTCAAACACTCAATAAAACGCTCTAAGGAGTTAAAACCACATAAATTTTTATCTGGGTTTTCTTGAGGTTTAGACCAAAAAGAATATACTGCTCTATTTATCATTTAAGTTGTTTTCTCCAATTATCCAAATATCTTTATATTCTTTATAGCCAAATATTTTTCTAATTAATTTTTTTATTCTTTTACACATTATAAATTATTTAATCCTATGCCAAATCCACCATAATAATAATAATACGAACTAGAACTTCCTTCGCTACACGGATCTCCTTCTCTACATAATATTTGATAAGTGTCATGCGGATCGTAAACCTCTCTTCTTAAAACAAAATCAGTTAATTCAAATTCATAATTAGCGTATCCTCCACCAAAACTATTTGGAGCAAAAGTTACTTTTAATTGATTAAAACCATTATTATTAAAATGAGGTAAAAATCTTAAATAGTTAAATCCGTTTCCATTTCTTATAAAGTCAGAATGATATTGTCTTTGAAACCCTTGCAAATAGGTTGAAAAATAACTTCCATTTGTTGCATATTCTCCAGAACTTTTTGCTTGAAACGTTAAAGTATAGACTTGATGAAAATATGCAGTTCCATAAGGATTATTATAATAGGTCTTTGGTTGCAAATTTGGAAATTCAAAAACAAAAGAGTTGTTTGAGCTTCCTTTAGTTTTTAAAGTACCGCCTTCAATTTTAAAATTAATTTGTAAACTATCGTTATCTTCTAAAGGAGGGACAACCCCAGCGCCATAATCTCCAATATGACTTAAATCTACATTTGCGAATTGATTTCCATTTTCTTCAAAATACGCTGATCCGAAACCCTCGTATTGAGGAAATCCAAACCAACTTGTTTCATAAATATAACCATACATTAACGACATTTCTTATTAGTATTAACTTTTTTAACTTTTATTTTATTTTTCTCTAAATATTGTTGCAATCTAACAACGTTTTGAGCTTTAGGTTTATAACTCATAACACCCACCCTCCAAAATCTGATTGCGTTTCCGGATAAAAGTCGTCTTCTTTGTTTTCGTTATACTCTGGATAATCGCTCATATTATACGACATAAATGCAATAAAATTATTTGTATAAAATTGAGCAACGTCCCTATATTTTTCGCAAAGAAAATCGACTTCATTTTTATCAACAGTTTGAGCATTCTCGGCAGACCCTTTGAATATGCCAGCATTACCAACCATATAAGCCAAAAACGGCATGGCGGCAACTAATGCCCAATAAATAGTCATTGGCTTTAAATACGTTTCTAAAAGAGTTTTATATTTAGCGTTGGCTGGAAGGTTTATATCTCCACTTGAAATAAGCGATTGCACTTTTTCAAACAATACAGTTCCAGTATACATTTGAACGCTAGTATCCATAGCAATTTCAACGTAAAAAATTAGTTTATCCGGATCTAAATTTCCATTTAAAATCGAATACCTCTTTATATCTTTAGTAGTAACAAATAATGCAGTAGCCATAATTATAATTTTTATCTTGGATAACGTCCTCTTGCCTCAGCACCAGTTAAATTATCTGGAGCAATTCCAGCTTGTTTAGTTCCTCTTGGAAACTTTTGATAACTTTTAGGAATTGTTCTTGTTCTATTATAGTTTCCTAAATTTTCGCTAGGTTCTGTATTTGACGCTAATCTAAATAACACCTTTTTCCATATATGGCGGCAGTAAATTCCGCCTTTTAGTTTAAAAATGTCAAATCGTTTGTTGTCATGCCTAAACTCAACGTTTACGTTGTCAAACCAACTAGCCTTATCAATATCTTCAATTCTCCAAACAATACCAGCATTGCTCATATTCATCATATTTCTACAAAAATCTCTAGAACTATTGCCGGCCAATAAAGGTTTTGCTTTTGGACTTTTAGCATATTTGTAACGAATCTTATATTTGCCATTTTTACTATCTAAATAAGAATAATCTGATCCGAGTTTTTCACTTGTAACATATTCTTTATTTAAACCTACTGCATTTTTTAATTTATCAATAGTTGAAAGTTTTTTATCTGCAATTAAGTAGTTTGCCCAATCCTCATTTGAATATTCGCTCCCCTCTTCTAATTCGTCTACATAAACCCATTCTTCATTCATTTTTTTGCCGCTATTTGCTAATGAGCCTAAGATTATTTTTTCGTCTTCCTTACTTAAATCTTCACTTAAGCAATGATGCTCTAATTCAACGCCAGTTTCCTCTTCTACTACGTCTTCATCTACGCCTTCAAGTTGGTCAATGTCGTTAAATGCTAAAGGTTTTAGCGTTTTAAAATATAAATCTAAAGCAATTTCATTAACGCTTAAAATTTCGTTCATAGCGTCTATAACTTGGTCTTGGTAACTCTTAATTACAATATTGTCAAATAATAAAGTTGCAGTTTCAATTTCATCAGCATTATTTCCTAATGAATTAGATCCGTCTCTAACTCCTAATAACATTGGACTTGTAACCCTATGAGCAACAATGAGCTTTTTAAAGCATTCGTCAGACAAATATTGATAATGAGCCGGAGCATCATTTAAAGGAATGTCGTCAACTGTTGTTTTACTTTCTTGATTGTTGTTAAAAGCAACAATTACTTTTTCGCCTCTTGCTCCAGTTAACTTAGATAGAACGTCTTGTTTAATTTGTTCCATTTTTTCAATTGTCGGTACTCCATTGTTAAAATTTACAACTTTAGTTCCAGAGAAATTATTAATAGTATCGTTAATAAGATAGTCTCCTATTTCATCTTCTAATTTAGCATAAGGTAATCCACCAGTATAATCTGGAGGACTATAAAAATAATGACCAGGAACGTAAGGTCTTAAAACAAACATTTGATTTCCTACTGGAGATTTCGGATTAAACGCTGGAATTCTCATTGGTTTTTTGCCATATCCAATTTTTGACCAATCACTAGCATAATACCAAGCCTCTATTTCGTCCTTTTTAGAGTATTTCTCGGCTCTTAAACATTCCATTGGAAAATGAGTAGCTGCAACTACTTTGCCTTCCTTAAAAGTAACTTGAAAGGCCGCCATTCCTAAGAGCTTAAAGTCTTTAATAAATTTTCTTAAACAAGTTTTCTTAAATATAGAACACATTTGAGCATATTGCTCAGGTTTTTGGTCAGCGTTAGTTGCTGCAATACCTCTTCCATATACTTGATTTGCTATACCATTAATTATAGAATGATTTGTAGTGGAATTTATATAAAGTTGGATAAGATAGTTGAAATAGTCATTATCCTCGCCATATAAAACCCAATCTTTAGATTTTACTTCTATAATTTTAGGAGCAGTATAAGCCGCTAGTTGTGTAATAAACAAATCAGTTGTCATAATACTATATATTCGTTAGTTGATTCATGCTCTATATATTCGCCTTCATTAATTGAATAATCTTCAATGTTCTGATCCGTGCAAAATATTAAATCTTTATAAATTACCTCATCAGCATTGCCACCATAAACAATCAAATCATAAAAAGTTCCCTCTTTTAAAGAAAAATTATTCATGCTAACAATATTAAGTTGCATATAATATTGATTAAATACAACGTTTGATATTCCTCCAGTATCTTTATTAGTGTCTAAATTTCTAATTCTAAAACTATAATTTTGAACACCATTGAAAGCACTAGGCCGAGGAATTGTATAAAAAGAATGACTATTTCCAGTTTGAGCAATTAGCATAATCAGTTTTTTTATAAAACAACAAAAGTTAATTATTGTTAAAAAAAAAGCCTCAAATTAATGAGGCTCTTTAAAATATGAGTAAAAGAAAAAATTACGTTCCGCTTACAACAACAGTGTTATTTGTATCGTTGATAATTTGCGGGTCAATAAAGTTTGCTGGCTCTTTTTCAGTTCCAGTAAAAACTATATTGTATCCATTTAGGTCTCCCATTGCGGCACCTGAAACCGGACTTGCTTGAACTTCGCAACCATTTTCGATTCCAGCCATTACGTATCTACTGGCATCTGAAGCTCCAGTATTATAAAACTCTACTATAATTTGAGGACGTCCCCAAGATAAATATTTAATCTCTTTCCTCGTTGTCGGATCTTGTTTCTTTAAAACAATTGTACCGGTTTGAGTAAAGAATGACGTTCCATTGTCTCTTGAATTTTCGTTATTCTCATCAAAAGAGTTTGCTCCTTTTAAATCATATTTGTAACAAGTTAAGGGAGTCGCAAAGCCAGTTATAATTTCATCAGCGTCAAAAGTTGCAGTATCTAGCAATCCTTCAACATAATTGATGAAATAGATTGCAGTAATACCTCCGACAGAATCTTTACAAGGCTCTAAGCGTCCTAAGTTAACATCACAAGACATAATTTAATTTTTAAAAGGTTAATATTATTATGAATAATAGACTATGTCGCCTGGTATACCCAAAGCAACGCCAGCCTTAAATCTCATAATTACTCTACAATTGTTATCTCCTAAAGTTTCAGTGGTGTCAATTACTCGAACTTCATTCCAGTCATCAAGTAAGGAAGTACCGAAGAAGAGATTCGTTGACTCAGCGGCGAACATTTTATCAGCAGATAATCCTCTCGCTACGAAAATAGGAACTCCATTGTAAGATAAAGATCCGTTGTTAAACCACATTGTCCCTCTATTGTCAACACCATTTGCTCCAATAGTCGCAGTAAAACCTCCTAAAACTTGAACGTATAATTTAGCCGCTTTAGGCGAAATATATAGTTTCAATTCTGGTTTTCCATAAAGGCTATTTGGAATAGCGTCAACTACTTTTTGCAATTCTGCTAATATATTTGCAGAAGTTAAACCACCAGCACCGGCTACGGCGATAACACCAGAACCTCCAGCACCAGCAAGAGCTTCAAATCCGTCATATTCGCCAGCGTTAGCTGCGGCTCCTTGCCAAATGTTAGTTTCGTTTTGTGCTGCTACTTTTTCGGCTACGTGAGCGATAAGATATTCGGCGAAACTAGGAGGTAAAACCTCGTTACTAGAATAGCCCATTTCAACGGCTTGCCACGTGTTCAAAAAATCGAGCTTACAAAGTTGTAAATTTACCTGAAAGTTACCAGGCTCTAAAATTGATTCAGTTAATGTAACTGAAGATGATGCATCAAAATCGCAAGTTGCGTCTGCTATTAAGTCGCCAGTTGCTACCTTTTGGATAATTTGGCGATACTTAACGTTTGGCATAACTTCGACTCCTCCGTCATTAATTGTGCTTGCTGAAAGAAGAGCAGCGCTGATATATTTTCCGCTGAATTCTCCCGCAAAAGTTGTAGTAATATTTACTGCAGTTGCCATAATTTAATTATTTAATTGATTATTGATTATTATTAATTTCCAAACATTTTTTGATAGACCAAATCTCTTGTTTTAGATGCACTACCAAATTTAATTAACTCTTTTTGAGGTTCTGACTCAGGATTATGTTTGATTTGTCCTAATTCAGTTTTTTCCTCAAGTTTTTTAGATTCAACTACCTCTTCCACTTTTGCAAAATCTTCTTTTTCTCCAATTTTGGATTTAATGTCAGCAATAGCGTCTTCTAAATTTTTTATTCTTTTTTCCATTCCTTCCCAATCGTCAACTGCGGCCTCTTTGCCGTCATCTCTTGACTCTTCTTCTAAACTAGCCTCAACGTCTTTCGGATCAACAACTTCCTCTTCTTTTACTTCCTCTTCTTTAGCGTCATCTTCCTTTATTTCGTCAATTATGCCGTCTTCTTTAACATATAACATCTTATTATCTTCCATAAGATATTCTCCAGCAGGAACTGGAATTTTTTCGTCAGACTCTCCAACGATAAAGACCTCGTTACCCTTTGCAAATTTTTCAGCAACGAAACGAGTTCCATTTTCAAGTTTTTTCTCTTCTAATTTGGCTTCCATGCCTAATAGAGTTCTAACTTTATTTAAGGTTTCAGTTGAATTCATTTTAAATAAGATTAATTAATGATTATTATTTTTTTGTAAAACAAGATCCGAAATAGGTTGTTGTAAATTCAACCATTTTGACCAGTAGTTGCTCCAATTCCTTGATTTTGCAAATCTCCATTGCAACACTCTTTTCGATAAGTGTTGTCTTTACACAAACAACCTCGATTGCCGCCAACTGGACTTGCAGTAGAAGGCATTATAACGTCATCACGCCAAGACATCTTGTAATTGTTTTAAAAGTTTATCGTCTTCATTTTGCAGATCTGCAAGTTGGTCTTTTTGTTTGTCTTTTGGTCTTTGCAATCGGTCTGAAAAATATCCTTCAATGCTAAATCCGGTAACTTCGCCGTCTTGGACTTTTTGCCAAATATCCTCATTCTCTACCTTCATTGAAATAACCCAAGTTCCAACTGGAACGTCTAATCCATAAAGACTTGATTTATCTTTTTCTTTGTCTTCAACAATCCAAGATTCAACTACGCTCATGCCGTCAATAAACTTCTCATGTTCTAAAGTTGCTTTATTTTGTTTGCCTCTTTGTAAAAACATTTGACTCGCCTTCCTTACAGTATCTTTAGAAAAATAAATATAAAATTCCTCTTCTCCATTTTGACGATAAATAGGTTTTTCTGGAATTAAGGCCGCTCCCATTAAGATTTTTTTCTTTTTGTCAACCTCAGCAAGTTTATATTCAATATTTGCTTGTTTTTTTAAAGCAATAAATGACTCTTCTATTGCTGGAGATTCTACAACTGAAACTGCCTCAATTGGACTAAGCTCGTCATTTTCGTCAATAACTAATTCAATTATATTCATTATAAAGATTGGTCAATTTGTATTGCTAGACTTGGATACCAACGGATCTCGATTTCGTTAGCAGAAACTCCATCACTAAACCAAGAATTGTTTCTAGAATAAATTCTAAGGTCTCCTTGAGTACCGTCAAAATATGATTCCTCTTCATTTAACCACCAAGTTAATGTAATTTCTTCTAGGTCAGTAATTTCCCCAGCACCATTCCAATTTGCAAAACCGCTTGTATTAACGCCAAATGGAGAAACGTAATTTGTTGGCAAATCACTTGCACTTAGATAATAATTAAGATTATTCATAAATGGAGCAGTGAAAGTTGCAACAAGTTCAGCGGATTGAACATTATCTAGGTTAAATATTTCTAAAGTTGGTTGGCCGTAGCCTTGTCCAGAGAATATTTCGTCTATTGTCCATTCTAGTTGAGTTGGACTTAGTCTATTTGTGAATCTAATTCTAGAAACTAAATAATCTCTTCCACTAGGAAGACCTACAAATCTAGAATTGTTGTGAGAAGTATCTACGTTAGTAACTGCCATGATTTAAGGATTAAGGTTTTTTTGTATAACAAAATTATACTTTATTGTTATAAATTACCCTCCTAAAGTTGCTCCAGAAATAATATTGTTTTCTAAACTTTGAGCAGTAGTAACGTCTTGACTTACTACATAGGCTTGAACTGGTTGTTGCTCTTGTTCTGCAATTGCTGAGGCTAATTGACTATTTGAGCTTGCTCCTACTACGTTAAACGCTGGAGGAATGGCTGGAGTTGGAGTTGAGCCTCCTCTAGCTGAGGTTGAAGGGTTGCTACCGGATCCTGAAGTGTTTTTTGGATTAGTTTTTAAAATATCCTTAACAGATTTAAAACCAATCGCCGCCGTTGTCGCAATATTTGCAATTTTGATGACAAATTCAAAAGGAGTTACAGTTTTAGTTGCAAGTTCAGCAGTAATACCTTGATAAGTGTTAATTAACGCTGCTGCCGCCGCCGCCGCCTTGCCAGCCTTTGAATTTTCGCCTAATGCTGCTGCAATATTAGTAAAAGTTTGTTTTGCCATGTTAATTTGAGCTTTTCTAACAATATCGTCTTGTTTTAACTCCTCATCTTTAGCATTTTTCTTAGATTGTGTGATTTTGTCGTCATAATAAGCAATAATTGCCGCTTTTTGTGATTCAGTAGCCTCTAAATCTTCTAATTCCTTTAATTTACGTTCTTTTTCAAGCTCTATCTTTTGAATTTCCTCTTCAGCGGCCTCATCTTCTCTTTTTTTCTTGAATTCGTCTTGAATTGCCGCAATTGCCTCTAATCTTGCTTTTTCTTTGTCAGCCTCGACTTTAGCCTCTGCATCTTTTTGAGCTTGGATTGCTTTACGCTCTGCCTCTGCCTCTCTTAAATTAGTTGTTATTTCAGCAGTTAGAGTTTTTTGCTTTTTTAATCGCATAGTCTCTAAGTCGATTAATTTAGCCTTAAGATTAGCCTCTTCGTCTAAGTCTTCTTTAGTAGATTTACCTAAAGCATTTTCGGCTTGCTTAGCCTCGAATCTGATCCGAGCCGCCTCGATTTCTTTTAGCGTTATTTCTTCCTCAATACGTCCAGCCTCTTTTAGAGCGGCAATTCTATCTTCAATGCTTACATTTTCTTTGTCTGCGGCTCTTTCTCTTAATTCGTTAAACTTACGACTTGCCTCGGCTCGTTCTAATATTAATGCTCTATCTATTTTATCGGCCTTTGCTCGTTGGTCTGCAATTTGACCAGCAATTTTTGCCTCCTCGTTCATTTCCTTAACTAGACCTTTAGTAGATTCAGTTAAAGAGTCTACTAGCATGACTGCTGGATTCATGCTTTTATTTAAAGTAACAATACCGTCTTTAGCGTCATTTAAAGCTCCTTTAAAATCTCCTTTAAATAGTTTGCTTATTGCGCCGCCCATTAATCCTAAACCTTCAATAACGCCTTTAATTTTGTCGACAACAAAACTCTTAATCATTCCTCCAAAATCTTTAAGAGCATCGCCGGGTTTAGTAAATACATAAATTATTGCTTCACCGAGATCCGCTAACCTATCTAACAAGACGTTGACAACGGCTCCTATCATTGTCATTCCTTTGCTAAACATATTTTGACCTTCTTCACTTCTTTTGAAGGCTTGAGTTAATGCAGTAACTAGGAGAACAACTGCTCCAATACCAGAGCTTATTAAAGCAACCTTAACTAATCCTAAACTTTTAACAAAACCTAAAGCGGCAAGTCTTGCTTGTTTGAATCGTCCTAATAGACCTCCAGTTGCTTGGTCGGCAAGTGAAGTTGCTGCTGCATTAGACTCTAATGCATCACTATCTTTTTTAATTGCTTTTTCTTTAAGTTTAGTTTGAAGAGTAACTTCTTTTAACTCATCTTTACTATTTTTTAGTTTATCGTTTAGTTCCTTTAACTTATTAGCCATTTTTGGCGTAACCTTTGCTGAGTTAGCCATTTGTTTTTGGAATTGAACTACTGCAAGTTCATTCTCAAGAACTTCAGTTTCTAAAGATTGTAACTTCTTATTTAAAGCGTCAAGTTCGGCTTGAGCAGATTTAGTATCTGCCTTAACGCTAATTATTCTTTGTTGGTTTGCCATTTGTATACTCTTTTAATTTGTTTGTATCCTTCACTTAAAGTTTCTGGAAGTTTATATTTTCCCTTTGCTATTTCAATGTCTTCATCAATAGCAAAAAATTCATCAATTGCTAATATTTTAAAAATTATCATACGTCTAAAGTTATTAGTTCTAATTCAGTTTTGTTAGTCAATAAATTTGTCTTAATACTATTGATTCTATATTGACTTTGACCAACTATTATAATATCATTTAATTTATAATTTAAAGTTATTCTTAATGGTAAATAAGCAGTAAATTTTACAATCCTAGCATTTTGTCTAAATACGTTTGTTATATAATTAAAATAATATTTTTGGAAGAGCGTATCCACAAAAACAGTTCCAGTATATTCGTTAGTCATTGCTCCAAAATTAATATTAGCAGAACCACCAGCGCCACTCGTAGAAGTATTTACTGAATTGCTAGGAATATTATAATTAAAAATTGGACTTGTTGCATTATTATTAATCCACGAAATAGAACTCGTTCCATTCCTTATTGGATAAAATAAAACTGGTTTTCCTTTATATGCAGATTGCGATTCGTTAACACTCCAACCAACTTGAATGCTTGTTGGAGCAGAGTTTGTTATGTTAAATAGCCTTTCATATTTCATATGACCAAAACCAGTCTTAACAACGTATGGTTGGCCGTCTATTCTAACGTTTGCAGTGTCTTCATTCCAATTGACGCTCCCCCATTCTTGATTAAATAATTGTCCATGCTTTAACGCTAAGAATGTTTTTAAGTCTTCATATTGAAACGCAATAGAACGAAACGGCAACGCAACGTCAACGGCACTTGTTGAGGTATCAATAAACTCAGTAATATCGTAAGTATTAATATCTGGTTTGTTATAATATGAGTCGGCAGTTCCGTCATCTAAAGTCTCTACTTGTATTTGACCATTATCATTTATATAAGAAACTAAATTAAAAATTTTAAAAAGTTCAGCAAGAAAGTCAATAACTTTCATTTCTGGCATTTGTAGGTTTACGCTAAATATTTGCTCAGTAGGAACGACTACTGGAATTGCCTCAATAGTAGCAAAAAAGTTAAGTTGAATCGGCGCTCCTTGTTGCGGATCATATTGATAATTTCCGCTACAATTCCAAAAACAACCTAAAAAATTAGCGGCGCCGTCTGCTTGAATTTGAACTTGATACGTTCCAGTTGCAGTAGTTAACGAATTCCCCATTGTAGTATAATCAATGGTCATTGTAGCAGTTGGAGAAGTTGAGGCTTGAGAATATAATTGAACGCCGTCTTGAAATATAACTATGGTAAAATCAAAAGTATTTTGAGGATTAGGATTTATGACTAATTCTAAACTAGTTAAAGCTCCGTTTTGCGGCGAGATATATGCATTGACGCCGTCTCCAAAAACTCCAGAGTCTTGAAAACTACCACCAGGCGTTTGTTCTCCACCGTCCCAATTAGAAACGTTAAATTGAAAACTTGCTTGACTCGTGCTAGTTTCTACTGCTCCTTGATTTCTATTTAGCCACATATATAAGCGATAATAAGGCAAGTTAGATTGACTAAAGAAATCCCCAGCAAATACAACGTCTTGAGGATAGTTGTTTGCAGTTCTATAAGTGTTTTCTATTGCTTTTATTATTTCATCAATTCTTAAAGCAAACTTAACATCAGTATAAGATATGCCATGCAAATTAGATCCGCCATACCATAGATTACCGTCTTCAGTATCAGCGTTAGATTCATAGTAAGTTCTTTTAGTGTGTGTAATTAAAGGAACTACTAAACTATTTTTAGCAAAGTTTGGATTTATACTTAACTTCTCCTCTACTGAAGTATTGTTATAAATAGGACTTAAATAGACTTGATAATTTTCTGGAGGATTTAAAAAAATGTTAGCGTCTAATTGTAACGTATTAGTATTAAAAACTCCAATAACTGTTGCAAACGCTCCAGTATCAGTATTTTCAATTCTATC